GCCTATGACAGTGTCAGGATAGAGGATGTCGTCATCAAAGGTAAATATAAGGTCTTTGGGATAATCCTTGAGTATGGGCAGGAACTTTTTATATACCTTCCAATTGCCCTCAATCCAATTCACCGTTACTTTTGAATGTTGGTCAATGTAGTCCTGCACTTCCTCAGGAAGCACCTTGTCAGGAAACTCGTCCAAGGACAAAGTTATAACTACCTTGTCCGGAGGGCAAGTATTTGTAAGTATCGAATCTATCACTCTGGGTAGATTCGATACTCTCTTAGGCCATGATGTACATGCTGCAATCAGCATTGTACGTTGTATTTCTTACCTACAAAATAGCCACCGATAAAACCAGCCAGTGCTCCAATAAGCAAACTGCCGATGGCATAGGTAAAGTTAGGCACGGTAAAGTAAAGCACGATAGCTACGATTACCAACACCAGGGCTATGACAGCAGCCCAGAACTTCCAAGATTTAATCCATTCTTTCATATTAACAACATTTAAAAGTAAGTCTTACCAATGATATCCCCATCCGATGCTTACACCAATACCGATGTAAGGAGTAAACACAGGTACCTGTTCGTACACACCGAGCCCGTACCCGATATTCACACTGGGCATGACACACCAGCCGAAGCCCTTCTTTTTCTCCACTACTTGAGGGTCAATCGTAAAGTTGTATCCCAAACCAACACTATCAATCTTAGCGTGGTATCCGCTGAACTTGACAGCCAGGTCAATCCGACTGCTGTCTGTAATAAATGAATCGGCATACAGCTTGTGTTCGATGGGTATTTCTATGGCTATTGTATCGTGCACTACAGTGCCGTCTTCTTTAACAGTATCGCGTACAACCAAAGTGTCGAACTTTGTTTTGTACACAACCTTTGTCTTTGCAGCAAGATATGCAGTATCTACTCTGACAATGGTATCATGAAACACTATAGGTTCAGGGTAGGATGTCCTGCCACAACCTTTGAAAAAAGTGATAAGCATCCAAAACATCATGCCTAGCACAAAACCTATGAGGTAATTTTTCCACATTACTTACTGCTTCTTTTCTTATTTATCTGTTGCTGCTTAAGAGCCTGGTCTTTCGCAGTCTTTCTCTGTTCAAAAGCAAACTTCTCACGCTCAAGTTTCTGCTTAGCGTCAAACTGTCGGGCCTCTTCCTTAATCCGTTCACGAGCTTCAGCGCTCATCTCTTCGACGCCGTCATCACCGTTCATGAGTGCAAGACGGTCCGCCTCGGCTTTCGAGTTAATCTCGGCAACGAGTATCTTGGTATCGTTATTCTCTTGTGCGATTCTATACTCCTGCTCCATCTTGGCTTGATTCTGCTGCATTTCCATCTGCATCTGCTGTTGCTGCATTTGCATCTGTCGCTGCTCAGACTCTTGTGCCTGCTGCATCCGTTGCTGTTCGTCATTTTCAAGCAATCTGACTTTCTCCATAATGGAATTGGACAGATATAAACGCATGACAGAAGACAGGCTGTACTGGTTCTGAAGAGCGGCTTGCGCCAAAGTGTCAATGCTTTGGTTGAGCTTCTGCGTATCATAGCCGTTGTCGACAACCAAGCCATAGTCGCTTTCAGCGAACTCATCACCGTCGATGTCCATAATACGCTGCTGACCGTCGCTGAGAATGTACTGAAACTTGAGCTTGCGCCCTTTGAGCGCAATCTTGGCTGTTTCCAAAAGGGCCTCGAGCACACGCTTTTTAAGATTATCATGGGAGACAAACAGCCATTCGGTGATGTGTGAAGACTGTAGAGTAGCGCGCTCCACTCCTCCCACTGTCTCTCTGGTACCAGTCTGTCCCTCTCTTTGACGAGTAATACCGACAACCTCGGACATCTCTCCCTTGATGAACTCAAGCAAGCTGAGCTGTTGCTGAATCGAATTGCCAAGCTCCGCGTCGATGACTCCGGAGGAAGCATTGTTCATCGCTCCTGCCAACTTGCCTGTGGCAATACCTTCGTTGCCTACATTGAAGGAGTCGACAACAGCCAGACCGTTTGTCTTGGCATAGTACAGCCACTTGTCCACCTCCCACTTTTTCGGCTTCATTGCCAAGTCAAGTTTAAGCAGTTTTCCGTAGTTGCGCTCAATGAGCTTGTTAAGCCTGTCATGGATTGCATCGTAGAAGTACGAGTAGGGTTTCATCATGTCCACCATCGAGAACGGCTTGTCGTCATTCTTGTTATAGATGGTTCCTATAATACCAAAGTGGCATCTCGAAGGGTTCGAAAGTCTGTTGTACTGTACGGTTCTGGGACGCATGTTTACATACACCTTCTCCCCAATCAACGTACCTTCCCAAGCCTCGTTGATCCACATGGTCTTTTCCTCTTCGCCTTGGTCTTTTTTGGTTACATAGTTCTCAGGGTAGAACGTGTATGTCGCCGCACCGTTCTCGTCATAGGATTTCACCTTCTTAATTTTGCGGCGCGACTTCCAGAATACGCGTACGACACGCACATTGCCCATAAAGTCGTACGGGGCGAGCGAGTCACTAAGACCGTTGTCCGAGAACAGGTCCGTGTAGAAGTTGCTGTCAATCTCGTCGGTAATCATGTCACGGCGCACAAAGCCCACACGCTCGTCATAGTTGTCCATCGTGTCAGTAGCACCAGCACCAACGGCATTGGGAACACTCTCGATGTATTTGATGTCAGCGTCTGTGAGCACGTCGTAGTACCTGTCGATAATCTTGCCCGGAGACCAATAGTCCTCTATGATTACAATGTCCGCATCCTCGATACGGTTCGAGTATCCGGATTTGAAGATACGTATCTTCATGGGGTTGAGCTTCTCAACATAAGGCTCACCACCAGCGATGCCTACATCATACACCTCTTCCCCAAACTTCATGGCGTCCATGATGCCGAAATTGAAGAGGGTTTTGATGTCCAATTCCTTGATATAGTGGGAGAGCAGTGCGTTTGCCCTGGTCTCCCGCATGTCCTGCCACTCGTACTTGAAGAAGTAATCCAGTTTCTCAATGTTCTGGTTGAACTCTTCCTCGGACGAAGACTGGTCTTCTATCACCTTCTGCAGTTCCTGCACAATGGCTTCTTTCTTGCGGTTTTCAATGTCCGAAACGGAGTTGGGGTTGGTTACAACCACCTTCCAATCGAAGGCTCTGGCAGCTTCTTCGCCTTGAAGCACGTTAAGCTTGGCGTTGATGATGGGATAGTGTTGTATCTTGTCGGGAATGTACTCCGCACGAATGTGGGAAGGATTGATGATGCGCATGACGTCTTCCATGTGCAGCACGCCATTCATCAAGTCCTGGTTTATCTTCATCGCTTGCACGCTCTTGCGCACAGGAGAGTAGTTGAAATATGTCTTTTGCGCAGCCCAGTCAACACACTGCTTGCGCCACTTCAGGCCTTTTTGCTTGAAGGGCTTCTGCTGATTGGGAAATTGAACGAAATCTTCCATACGTTTTAGTTAAAACTCTGTGCAATTATACTGTTTTTACACGACAATGACAACGATTGTGTGAAAATGTTTTAAATCCGTTACCATTCTGCTAATTTTACACTCGCGAAACGTTCGTCATAGTTGATTGTGAAGAACGGATCGTCAGCCGCACCGCTTCCATTGTTATCGTCATTGGCATGTCTCGGGTCTCCTTGGAAGAGAATCATCTGCTCTTCCCTGTAGAGCATGACCATGCCCATCGCACGGATACGGTCGACATTGACTACGGGAGAATAATTGACAAGCTCGTCTATCAAAGCTCTTGTCCTCAATGTGTAAAGCATGGGAACCGTGTTCAACACCTCTTGCCCATCTTCCTTGGTAATGATTGTCTCAGGTTTGAGCAGCCAATCCCTAAGCAGATTGTCGGCATAATTGTTGATTGCCGCAGTAGCATTGACACCGTAGCGGTTGCTTCCGAAGTTGCTGTACTTGACAAGCTGTTTTTCCCGCAAGTACTCCGGAGTCTCGGCAAGCATGTGTGTACAGTTCATCTTTTGAAAGTATGCGAATATACCTTTCTTGTTCGACTCAAACAGAACACGGGCATTGTAGAAAAGACACAGCTTTCTCACAATCTCGTAGTTGTCTTCGGCGTAAGGTTTGCGCCCGGTGAACTCGGCAACTATCTTGTCGGTGTAAAGGTCGAACACGAACGTAGAGCTGAGTGACGATGAGTCCGCAGAATCGTTGTCAACAGGGTCGTGCCCGATAATGTACCTGAGCGAATAAACATCTCCGTTTGAGTTCTTCTCAGGCATTTCATAAATCTCAAGCGCTCCAGGCGTGTCGTTGGCCACTCCCCACTTTCTGATGGGGATATCGTCAGAAGGTCTGAACACAACCTTTCCAGACTTGTCCTGGAGCAACTCTCCGATGTAAATATCGTTATACGCAGCAGGGTCTTGGTCCAACTGTAGCGCGCGCTCGTTGAGCTGTGCTACCGGGAAGTACGTTGTCTTTACCTTGATGATTGCTTCCGCAGGAGTGATGGGGTCTTCGGCAATGACACGCAGCACAGACTTCGGATCGGCACCGTGTTTGGCAGTATACCTTGCCATCAATATCTCAAAAAGCGCCTTGACCACGTCGGAAACGCCGTCTTCGTTGTAGCATCCCGCACGATTGATGTATGCTGGGAAGAAGTACCCGAATTTCTCTTTTCCCTGCCCCTTTTTGTCATACACGTTTGGAATGGATAGAATGTTGTAGCTGTCCGTGCCGTAAAGCAATGTCTTTGCGGAACTGAAATCAGACTCGTCTTCGGCGGACGTGCCAACCAAATACATTGTGGCAAACGTGTAGCCGCCGTCTTCCACAGACTTGCGGGTCACGTCGTACAAAGTAAGAAGCCCTTTGAACGAGCCCATCTCCTCGAACAGAATCCAACCACGTTTACCACGAAGCTTTTCAGGGTCGTCTTTTGCAGATACGGCAAGCACCTGGTTGAAACTGCCTCGTTCAATGCCTTGGTCGTCCTTGTAGCCCATCTGCCACGTCATTTCGTTGGGGGAGTTCTTCAATGTAAGCCTGGGAAACGGGGTGTTCGCCCAAATGAAGTTGAGCGCAGGTTTGAACTTTGAGAGTGTACCGTCCTTGCTGTCGGACAGATATTCCTTCTGATACGCTGTAAGTACGGTGATAATCCTTCGTGTGGACTCGCTGCTTTCACCCAGCTCAAGGTTGTGTGTCATAACGGAGCCGAGGCTGTATGATTTGCCACAGCCACGCTTTGCCAGTTCTATGCAATGCTTGCCTGCCTCGCGGGCTTGCCAAAGATAATGGAACCTCAAATAGATGCCTTCAAACACAAAAGGAAAGGACTCTTTACGAATGGCCTTCTTCTTCCCCTCCTCAATGAAGTTCACCATCATCGGGTTGTAA